CAAACCAGGCGGGTTCAAATCAAGGCAGGCGATGTTCGACGCTGGTTTTGACAAAGCAATGCAAAAAAACGCTATTGATATGTTGGAGTCGGGTAAATACCCAGTACAATTTTATCACGCCTTTGTCAAATCACAAGTCGTGGACATCCAAAAGTGTCTGCCAGAAGAAATGGGAGGAAAGAACAAGGACGTCAGGACTGTGGTTTCCCAGGACCTCTGGTCCTATTACATTGATCAGTGTCTCCAAATTGAAAGGAACAAAAGAATCAATTGGGATGTCTATGGCGCAGGTATCGGCATGCCTTTGAACCAGTCAATGGAAAAGATATATTCCAAGATGGCTGACAAACAAAAGGAAAGAGGTGGTCGATACATAATTGCTGATGCCACAGCCTTTGATTCATTCTGCAAACCATTTTTGTTTGAAGTCAACGCTGTCTTGTGGGAACTAGGATTCCGAGATCATCCATCCGGGAACGGCAAAAATATGGCTTCCGTGTTGAGGGCCTCGTACCAGTCTAGAAGCAGCGGGGGTAGCTGGATAATTGGCGTTACGGAACCTGAATATAAAAACCTTGTTTTGTCAATTCCTGATGCAAGCATCCGGGCAAAGGTCAGATCACAGAATCCAGATACGACAATAGACCTTTCAGAACTCCTACCAAAGGGTTTTCGTAAACTACCCAAGGACAAGCAAAGCGCAATTGTCAAAGAATTGGAAATGCCTGAGCACACAACTGTGCTGTCCTGGGATCCTACACTGAGACCAAAAAGGGCCAATTGGGTTGGCTCATATGTGATCGGTGACACGTCAAGCGTGAGCAGTACGTTCTTTGCAAACCAAACGTTAACTTACGAGGAGCAAAACGCGGATTCCCTACTCGCTGATGTCAAAGCGGTTGTCAACTCGAACTACTCTATTATGTCCAATGCACACCCTAAGAATAGGGGTGGTTCAACCGGCGGATCGGATACATCAAACGTAAATACACACGCTTTCAAGGCAGGTGTAATATATGCATGGTGCAAGACGACGGGTCGTCGCCCTAGTGAGTTCTTCGAGTACAACACGATAGCTAACACTTCAGATGACACAATATGGCAATCCGGTGGAAAATTTGGATTGAACACTGTCGATGATGTCCAAACTTTCGCCAAACATTGCTCTGAGGTGGGCATTCACCTGGAAATTGACACAACCAAAGACATATCGAAGGTGGAATACCTCTCAAAATTTGTGCGTGTCCCAACGGCCGAGGATTCAATGGCTTTAAAAGCCTGGCGTACATCCAAGATTAATGCTATCAGTCACACCAACAGGCAGAAAGGATTTGAAGGCATAACTGAAGAACAGATTGCATCTTTAAATAATCCACGTTTCGTCGTTGTTCAGAATCCGTCAGCCATCCTACTTCGGCGATCTGCGTTCAGATACTACCAATCTGTGCCTGAGAAATGGAGGTACATATCGGTTGAACGAGGTGCAGGCCACGCGAACAATACCGCATTTGTCCCCCAATTATACTCGAGCTTCGCCAAAGAATGGTGTGATGATGTCAATCTCCTGCTTCAGCAGCAAAATATCCACCGCCGCTTCGAACTGAAAATCGGTAAATTTGGCTTACAAGAAGTACAACAGGTAGACACTAGATCCTCACAACAGTCATTGTCCCCAAGGCAAAAAGCTTTCCTGGAGTGGCTGAAAGGGAACATGTTTCCTTCCTACTACAAAGTGATTGACATTCACATGAACGTCGCCAAGATAGACCCGGAACAACATGCCAAGTTTATTAAAAAACTTGAAAGAGGGTGGCGAGGTTGGAACGAAATCATGAAAGAAGGCGTAGATGGTCTCTTTGCCGCGACCGATGCCATACCTGATGAATGGTCAAAGAAATTCCAGCCAGGTATAGAAATGCTGTACGCAGAGCGCCCTTTTTACACTCGGAACAAAATCGTGGAAAAGTTTGCATATCTGAAACTCCTCGAGGAATCTCCCGAGCATGAAATCTCCTTTTCCGATTTTTCACAGAGAATACAAGAATCTCCTTACGGTGCAGTATGCGACCCTTATCATTTCTGGGAGCAAATCCAGAATAAGGAATTCAAGGAAAAATTGATGCAGGAAGAAACCCTGAGAATTCAAGGTTTGGTCATGGCAATATCAGCGCTCTATATGCTGACAAACCTTATGGAAACCATGATACTATCCATGTTGATCATAGGGCCCCTGTATAAGTTATTCTTGTGGAAATTCATCGGTCTAGCCAAAGTATATGGCGTGGCAGGGACCTTATACTGGCATGCAACAGGTAAAAGTTCACGAGAGTTATCACGCATTATGCCTAGAGACCCTTATATGGTTTCTAAGCAATTCTGCGCCTTCATCGTGGATTTGCTACCTGGTTCAATCGGTTGGTTCTTTATTGTACCAGTACATATCGTCAAGATACTGCCACCCTTCCTCGATTCAATTGGGAAAACTTGGTACAAAGCCGGGACTGTTAAACAGGTCACGGATGATTCCAGCAAGACTGTCAATGTATGGGACAAGTATCCAGAACAGTATATGGAAGAATTGCGTAAAAGCCCTACGGGGTTTGCTTACCTGGCAGCCAAAACCGCAACCGGAAAATCAAGTTGGTGGATTGCAGCGCTCTGGTCAAGGAAACATACCATAGGGGTCCGTAAAATATGGCATCTGGTACCTCGCATTGTGTTACGGAAAGAAACAAGTATCCCGCTAGGTGTCCGTCATCAAGAGTTGTATCGTAAGGTAACAGCAGATCCGACTATCGACGTGTACACTCTGACGTACGGCCATGCCCAATCCAGGATTCAAGAAATGGATCCAGAGAACGATCTTGTGCTCTTCGATGAGTTTCACGAGGAATCAGGTGAAATGATTCATGCATTACACACAATAAAATGCAAATCATTCTTGCTGTCTGCAACCCCGGTGGAAATCCCAAGACTCAAGGGATCACCGTATCTGACGCCTGACATCGATCAAAGATATCCAACGACCATCATCAAAACAGACGATTCAATGAGTATACCTGACATGTTCTTAGAGGCCCAAAACAGATACCCAGAACAATGTAAGCGAGCACTCATTATCGTTCCGACGCATAAGATGTGCGAGAAGATCGTGAATAGCCTCAACTATCTAAAAGTCGGTGAAGTTAACGTACTGTCCGCCAGGCAACGCAATGTGCCCAGAACAGGTATAATCGTGGCCACACCGTACGTTCAGACAGGATTGGACATAAAACCACCGCCATTGATATTAATCGATTCAGGGAAAGATTTGGTGATCAACAAAGGCGTGCTGACACGAATCAAACAAGAGGGAAAATCATCTTTTCCTTGGACAACTGCCGAC